AGATTTCTCGTAAGATCGGATATGCACTAGCAGAAAACTATGATAGACGTATCTTCAGAGCTATCACTAAGGCTGCTAGATCCGCTGGTCCTATCACAAAGTCAGGCTTTGTAGAGCCCGGTGGAACACAGATCAGAGTTGGTGGTAACAACCAAGCTTCTGACGCATACGTTGCTAACAACCTCGTCAACGCTTTCTACGATGCAGCTGCTGCACTCGATGAGAAAGGAGTAGGTGGCGAAGGTAGAGTAGCCGTATTGAACCCAAGACAATACTACGAGCTTATTCAGGCTGTAGGTGGATCAGGTTCAGGTGCTTATCTAATCAACAGAGATGAGCAAGGTGACGCATTACAGTCAGGTAATGGCATCATCGAGATTGCTGGTATCAGAATCTATAAGTCAATGAATATACCATTCTTCGGTAAGTTCGGTACAGCTTATGGTTCCGCATCTGCAACAAACCCCGGTGTAACAGACCCCGGAAACTCTGGTTCATTCGTATCAGAAGCAATGGGAGATCAGCAAGAAATCGCTGTTCCTACTGCTAACAACAATGCTAACGAAGGACAGAGAACCGTAAACGATTACGGTGAAGCGGCTAAGTTCAACAACTCTTGTGGATTAATCTTCCAGAAAGAAGCTGTTGGTCTTGTAGAAGCAATCGGACCACAAGTTCAAGTAACATCTGGCGACGTGTCAGTTATTTACCAAGGCGATGTAATCCTCGGAAGACTCGCAATGGGAGTAGCTCCATTAAACCCAGCTGCTGCTGTAGAATTAGTAGCCGGTACAGGTACATTATCTGGTGCAACTGCTGCTTTCTAAGTTTTATTTTTTATACGGGAGCTTCGGCTCCCTTTTTTTATTATGGCTTCCACAACTATTGACCTCGATACCGAACTATCCGCAGTAAATTCAATACTGGGAGCTATCGGACAGGCTCCGATAACACAGTTAAAGGACCCTACAACAGGTGCAATTACAAACGCAAACCCAGAGATACAATTTATATATAATTTATTAAAAGATGCTAGTGTAGACGTACAGTCAGAAGGCTGGCATTTTAATACAGAAAATCATGTAGAATTTCAAGTAGATTCTACTACCAATAAAGTAGCTATTCCAGCAAATGTAGTTAGACTAGATTTACACGATAACTGGAGAAGTAGAACATATAACTTTGTTAGACGTGGGGGATTCTTGTATGATAAACAGACTCATACAGATCAGTTTCCTGACGTAGAAAAATTCATA